TTCCGAGCTCCTGCCCTGTGCCGATCTCGATCCGAATCGGCACAACGAAAGATCAAAAAAGCCCTGATGTTTAGGACTGAGATAAATACAGGGGTAGGTGTGAGGTAAACCCGAGACACTCCGGGATTCAGTGGTCCATGGTGGTATGGGGTTTGTAAATGTGTTGCAACGGGTGCAATTAGATTTGGCCCCGGCCAGTGCCTGGTGATCGGGGCTCTAGGTGAAAAGGTAGCGCTCTTTTCTGCTGGTGCTTACTCTTCGTTGTCCTCTGTATAGGATGCGAACAGATCACCCTGGTCGCGAGCGATTACCGCCAGCCGCATCCTTTTAACGACCTTGTAGACAAACGCCAGGGAGAGATTGTGTTTCATGGCCAGCTCCCGCTGGTTACGTCCTGTCCATTCATCAAAGATTTGTTGGTGCAACTTCGAAGCTTGCAGATGAATGCCTTTCGGCATGTAGAGAACCTGCCCTCCCCAAACGTTAGCCATCAACATAGCCACCTCATTGCCGTGCGCCTCTGCGAGTTCAGGGCTGATATCCAGGGTCTCTTTGGCAGACTGAGCCACATGGTCGGCTAAGGTCTGAAGAAGCTCCCCCGGAGCGCTACAGGACGCTTTCATACGACCTCCTTATTGGTCACACGGTGCTGCCACTGCTTCAGGTTTTCGATCACTCGACTTGCCTGGGAGACGCTGAGCCACTGCAGCGCAGATACCTTGGTCATGCTCTTTACGAAGCTGGCCAAGGCTGCCTCGGACGGATCGCGAACCGCACCCAGGTCATACAGTACCAGCCACAGCGAACGGATCTTCTTTGACTGTTCGTCGTTGGCCTGTGGCCTCTTACCAGCCTTGTTTGGACGAGGTTTAAAGCCCTTCTGCTTGAGCTGTTCCAAAACCCTCAGCAGGTTTGGAACGCTCAAGTCAGCGGTGGACGTCGCGCCGCCCAACCCCGTCATTCCAGCCAGCATCAGGCGATACGTATCGTCATCCATGCCCAGCTCACGCCGCGCAACATGGATCATCTTGATGTAACGCAGGCGGGTAGGATTGGTCGGCGCGGCGTTCATGCCCACCCCCCGCGTACCATCAGATCGATAGCGGCTTGCTGAGGGTCTTCGATATCGCCGTAAGACAGTTCCCGAATGAAGTCCTCCAGCTCACTCCTGTCGTTGATCGCATTCCCCGACGACCATGCAGCAACCCGAAGCCCGCCAATCTCCCGTGGGATATCGTTTCCCATGCCCTCCACAACGAGGGTGTCAAAATTCTCTTTCTTGCTCATATCAACCCTCCCGGAACTCAAGATCGAGATCGACTTCAATGTCAGCGCTGACCAGGCGAATGCCACACCAACCAAAAACTGAGCCCTGCACGGTTCCGCCCCAGCCTTCTTTGTTGTGGCGATCCTCTGTCCATATCCGTGACTGCTGTCCTTCGCCCACCCGCATGCCACCGGCCTCCAGCAGGTCATAAACCCACCCCTCGGCGGCAAGCTTGATTGCGGCACGCACTACGTCGCCATCTGCGTCACTGAGACGATCATTAGCGCTGGTCCAGAAAGAGTTGATCACGGTAGCCCGCTCTTCGGTCAGGATGTCGTGGTCGACCTCAAGGGTGATTTCCCATTCTTTCCAGGTGTCTTTCAGTGTGTATTTCTTGAGGTTCGCCATATCACACCACCGCCAAATCCAGAGGAATGGCCCGGTACTCGTCAGTGCCATTGACCCGCTCGTAAACGCGGATGTAGACGGCACTGCCAGATACCAGGATTGAGTCCTTCACAGCTTTCATCGCTGCTTTCCAGGTATCGTCATCGATCTCTAAACGCAGCAGATCAAGGACATCAGAGGTCTTGATCTGGCCATTACGGTTTGGGCTGAAGGTACGGTCTACGATGGCCAGCAAATGGTTGTCCGCGCCCTTGCTCCAGGTCTTGATGCAGTCGTACACCATGACCTTTGCCACTTCCATTTCCTCGGTGAAGGTCAGCCGGTCCGCGTGCGAACGCACAACCTTGTACTTGCCGTCATAGGTGGCAATGGTCACGTTGCCTTTCTTGCCGCCCATCTGGACGCCGTAGCGTTCGCCCGCGATGCTGATCAGATCGGCGATGTCACCAAGCGATTTTTTCTTGAAGTTCTTCAGATCCAGGTGCAGTTTTTTGGCCGCTTCAGCAAGCTCGCCTGCTACCTGGTCGCGCAGCTTGTCCTGCTCGCGCACCTGATCAACCGGCACCAGGTGGCCGATGGCGTTGCGGACGAAGCCCGCAGGAATGTTGATATCAGTCATGGGGCCTTTCCTCTTTAGTTAGAGCTGGAGATGGAGCTGCAGAAACGTGCTGTACGGGTCTTGGAGCGGCTTGCTTCTCCCAATCTGTGAAGACAGCAAGAAGCACAACCAGAAACCACAGACCTGCACTCGGCTTGTTATTCAGCTCCAGGGCGGTGGCTGCACCAATCAGAACAACTGTGATTGCTGCGATACCCAGGTTTTTTGTACTTGCCGAAATCACGTCTCCTGCTCCTTCACCAAGGAGTACCAAGCGACATCAACGCCGCGTACCGTCACGGTGTGGCAGGTGAACCGCCCCTTAGACGAGCTGCGCATGCGCCGCAGCTCATGCCCAAACCGCCGTGTAAGCAGCTCCACGCTGGACGGTTCAATAAAGATCTTGTTGTCGGCCAGCACAAGGTGCTTGATCTCAATGCCGGCCTGCCGGAAATCGCGGGTCAGGTCGTTGAAGGCCGACAGCTTTGCGGGGAAGTCCTCAGCCAAGATGCTTGGCGGCAGTGCCACTTGCACCCCGACCAGATACAGAGCGGCCATATCACACCCCCTTCACAACTTCGGCGGTGATCATTGGCACGCCCAACTGTGCGGCCAGGTTCATGGCCGCGATCACCAGGTTGCCGATGGCCAGCGGGTACAGCAGCGAAACGGTCTCGTCGCGACCGCCGCGCCGGCTTGGCTGAGACAGGCGTTCAGCAATCGCCTGGATACCGCTGGCATCAATGACCTCACCCATCGCTTTGCCCGCACGATCAAAGCGAAACCTCAGGAACTCTTCCAGGCGCTTGCCTTCGATCGGTGCCAGGGTGACCCGCTCGCAACGCTGTACAACCTCGCGCACATCAGCGTTGCGTTCGCTGAGCTTCACGTCCAGTTCGGGCTGGCCGATCATGATGATGCTGACCAGTTTGGTAAAACCGACCTCCAGTTCAAGGATGCGCTTGAGGTGTTTGAGCGTCGGGATCGGCAGGCTGTGGGCCTCTTCGATCACCAGGCAATGGCGATAGCCGGCCGCGTGCGACTCTTTCAGCGCCTTGTGCAGCTGGGCGAAACGCGCCTCGGGGCTGCTCTTGGGCTTGGCCAGCGGCGCGACCGCAGCCATCATCGACTCGGCAATGTGGGTGCTTTTCAGGGATTTGCCCTTGGTGTCGTTATCTTCGGACGCCAGGACATAGGGCTCTATGATGACCACCTGATCGCCACCCTCGGCGATGCGGTTCACCAAATCGCGGCGAAGCGTGCTTTTGCCTGCGCCGGATTCCCCCACGACCGCGAGGAAGCCGCCGTGACGCGCCGTCTGATACATGATCTCGCGGACATAGCGAATGTCAGGGCTGACCCACATATCCTGAGCACAGTGCAGCTCATCGAAGGGATCACGGAACAGGCTGAAGGCCTTGCGAGTTTCTGGCTGTAGAGTCTGTTTTGGCAGTAACATTTGTTCGTCCTCCCCGGACGGCTCTTGCGAAAGGGCCGGATCTGCCGTGTTGGCGCACGGTAGATCCACTTCTTCAAAGGCGTTGGCGATATCGGCATCGTTGGCGCCGGCTTCGGTCAGGAACACACGAATGCGCCCCTGCAGTTCGTTACAGTCCAGGCTGCGAGGCCACTGACTGTGGTTCAGTAGCTGGGCTACCGTGGCATCGCTGAGACTCAGCGACTCAGCCAGGGCTGATTGAGGGCGGCCCACTCCTTGTAGAATTTGCTTCAGCTTCAACATCACTCACCTCCAACCGCAGCCAGAACCAGGCTGAACGGTTTGCGCATGACCTCAAGTGGTCGTTTCAGCTCAGCCTCAACGGCGTCTAGCTGCTCTTCTGGAACTCCTTCCGGGTAACGCTGTTGTAGCCAGCCAAACGTTTCTGCCGTCCAGAGGTTGCCCAGGCGCGGACGCAGAAGCTTCGCGGCTTCGACATGACTGAGCGGGGCAACCTCGACGGTTGGGGCGTTGACGTTGAGGCTGGTGCCACGACGCGGCATGTAGGTCGGCAACACGGTGTCGCTGACGTGTTTATGTGGATCGATCAGGCCGCCGAACGGCACGGCCTTGGCCTTGCGTGCAGCTTCGGCGTCGGCTTCGCTGGTGGTGCCGGTAGCGATCTGCTCCAGGACTTTGCGCGAGACCTGGGCAGGCGTTTCGGCGTGGCGCTTGTACTGCTCGCCAATGGTTGCCGAGGTCTCCGCAAACCCAAACTGGTCGATTCCGATCCGGTCGATCACATGGAACTGTTCCCGGCCATCCTCACCAACCAGCACAGCGATGGCGGTGTCCTTGTCTCGCCAGCAGTTACGAGTGATCAGCAGCTTTTCAGCGACCATCACACCAGGTACAGAGCTGACATCGAACTGAGCGCCCCGGAAGGAAACCCGCAGCAGGTTGCTGACAGTGCGGTATTCCGGTGTGCTGACCGCCAGCTCACGGCAGACCTCAATGCTTGGGGCCAGGCGCAGCTGGTCCTGCTTGATCAACTGCCACACGCCGTAGCGGGTACGCCGGGTACGTGTATGAATCGCGGTCGCGTTGTAGTAACGCATCCACTGCCCGGCCCAGGCGTTGATTTGCTCCAGGCTGTTCGCAGCCTGGAACTTCAGCGCGCTCTCAAACTCACGCTCAACGATGTTGTGCGCCTGCTCGACCTGGCCCTTGGCCCGTGCATTGCCGACTTGGTTGATGATCAAGTCGATGGACATGGCCCGGCACAGGTTGCGGAAGATGCCACTGGTCATGGCTGCACCAGGGTCAGTCATCAGCATCCAGGGCACGCCGTGAAACGGGTCTGATTCGTGGCGCTTCTGCATCGCGTTGATCAACACTGTGCACAGGTTCTCGGCCGACTCAGCACCCAACACGTACTCCAGGTACAGGGTGCCGCTGGTGTGGTCGGTGATCACGTAGCGCCACAGGCGTTGGCGTTCGATCTTCTTCAGGTTGCCGGGCTTGCCGTCATAGAACTCGGCTTTATTCATTGCCCGTGCCCCATCATCCGCCAGATAGAACTGAGTGGAGATCGATGCATCCACCTGCCACACGTGGTTCGGGTGGTTACTGGCAAGCGATACTGCCGGAGCATCGTGCAGCAGCTGTTCAGGATGCATCTTGTAGCTTTTCAGAGCGCGACTGATGGCCCCGCAGGTCAGCGGCCGAAACAAGCCGGTCGCTTCATCAATCCGGCCAGCCATGATCAGCCCATTGCTGCGCAGACGTTCCACTGCACGCTCAATGGTGGACAGCTGTTTGTTGTTGGCACGGATCGACTCCAGCAACACAGCCGAAATCAATCGGGCTTCATCCAGAGGTAAAGCGCTGTTACCCGCATCGCTTCGGCGCTTACGCGGAGCTGCCACTCTGACCTCCTTCAGCTTGCGCTGAAGTGTTTGGATGGAAACACCCAGCTCTGCCGCACCCGCCTGGTAGACGGCAGTGCGCTTACCGTGCGGGGCGTTGTCCGCTCGCTGGGCGATCTGGGCTAGTTGCTGGATCTGCACCGGGTTCATGGGTTAAGCCTCGGCCGCGTTCAGCCAAACCGGGGCGCCGGTATCATCCGCATGCTCTGGCAAGTGGAACTCGCTACGGATCGCTGCAAGGGTGATTTCGAGCTGACGAATCAAGCCGGCTTTAAAGGTGCGATGGTCTTCGCCATGTTCAGCGCTATGCTCGGCCATCCGGGAAAAACCTTCGCGCAGTTCGCCCAGGATCTTGGCTTCGACCTCAAATTGCAGCGCCACAACCTCAGTGCGCAGCTCCTTGAGCACTTCGTCTGGTGTCGCGCTCTGGATGCGTTTGCGGTGCTTTTCCAGCTCCTGTTTGGTGCTGTCCAACTCCTTGGTCTTCTTCGCCATGACTTCGCCCTGGGCTTCATAGTCGGCGTTCACTTCGTCCAGGCGTTGGGACAGCTGTTCTTTTTCCTTGGCATGCTTGGCGATGATCTCTTCGGCGAGATCAACGAAAGCATCCTTGTCGCCGGTCTTGGCGACTTCGATCAGAGCTGTTTTTTGATCGTCCGGCAGGCGGCGGTATTGGCGCATTTCGCGGTAGCCAATACCCATGCGGGACATCGAGTCGAGGGCTTCTTCGCCGAAGGCCCGAAGGTTGGCAATATCGCGATCAACCTGGTCGACAGAGCGCCCCAGCAATGCGCAGAACTCTTCCCAAGAGCCAGTCATCATTTCCGCACCGTGCGGACTTTTGCGCCCAGCAATAGCCCTGTAGAGCTTGTTTTCCTTGACGAAAGCCAGCTTGGAAGTCCGCACGGTGCGGGAAAATTCTTCAAACGCTCCAGCCATTTGAGCCTGGCCCAGCAACTGATTGACCATGTCACGCTCTTCGCTGTGCGAGGCTTGCATGGTTGCCATAGCGTTCTGGTTGGCGGTGAGCATTTCGCCATTCAGAGCTGGGAGGTCAACTGTCTCTACGGGTTGGGTTTTAGCACGTGCCATGGTGTTCTCCTTAGTTCATCGATCCAGCGGCGATACGCTGGGTGATTTCCTGCATGCGGTTGGTCAGCCGGGCCATATGCTCGGCATGGGCTTGGGCGATCTGCAGCACTCCCACGGAATGAGCGAAGCGACCGTTGTCCAGCTTCACCGCAAGACCTTCTTCAATCAGGGTCTGCATGGCTCGGGTGATGTTGCTGGGGCTATCCTGGGTGAGATGGGCCAGTTCGGTGTTGCTAAGGCCGGTCACGGTGTGGCCCTTCAAGGCTTTGAGTACACGCAACACCCGTGCGGCGGCTGAGACGGTGCGGCTCATGGCTGTCCCTCCAGTTCAAGCTGTGGTTGTTGGGTTTGGCTGACATTGCCTCGGTGCCATGCAAGCCCCTCCATTGCGGCCTGGATGGCTGCAAGGGTTTCTTCGGCTTCGCAGCTCTTCGAGTAGAACGCGAGCAACCTGCCGGCTGCTGTGGTGAGAAGTTCCTGTAACGCCTGCGTATCCTGGGCGGTGCAGTGCCGGCCGGTGGGCACGTCAATGGTCAGGCGACCTGCACTGGCGGCGATCCAGCGAGTGACGTAATCGCAACCGCAAGCCCGCTCATAGGGGCGGATCAGATTGGCCGGCATACGGCCTGTCTGCAGCCACTTGTAAACAGACCAGTGATCTGCGACGCCCATCTCGTCGGCGATACGCTCGACACCCTTGTTGTGTGCGTCTTTGGCGAAGTCCTTGCACAGTTCCAGCGCATGGCGCAACGAGGTCGGTTGAATGCTTTTCCAGCGACGGCGGCTCATTGGAAAGACCTTTCTGAAACGCACTCCAAACAATCTGAACTTTTGCAGCTATGCAAAGTGATTGCGCCGGGTGCAATGTTTTCGGGTACATTCCCCAACATGGACATGAGAAATGACCAACCGTATTGAGAGGCTTGAGGCACAGGTGAATGCATTGGCACAGGGCTGGTTACGCCTTGCTGCCGTTCTTGAAGTTCAAGGGCTCGTTTCACCTGAGGGCATAGATCAGGCGCTGCTGTCGGTTCGATGGCCTGGACAACCCATAGAGGCTGAGGCAACCAAGACGCTGGCATGGTTGACCGATCAGTTGGCCGAAGCGCGGAGCGCACGACGAACTGCGGAACCTCAAGCACCAGGCGGTTGGTACGGAACTGCTGTGAGGTAGCCATTACGCTGCCAACGCTGCGGATGGCTTGAGGCCGAGCTTCACTGCAATGTCATGAGCCTTGCCGTAATTGGCTTTGGCCTGGCCATTGAGGACGCGGTACACCTCGTTGCGGGTGTAACCGTTTTCGCGAGCCCATTGAGTGAAGGTTTTGCCGACGCGGCGGAAGTTTTCTTTCACCTGGTCGGCGGTGAGGGCTTTGGCATGGGTGGCCATGGTGGTGGCTCCTGTGATGCAAAGATAATTGGGTTATGTGGCAATCATGATGGTATGCAAAAAGATACCTGTCAAGTGGTGAGTAATGCTTTTGAATATCGGTGAGCGCCTTAGGGAAGAGCGTGAGCGGCTGGGTTTTAGCCAGTCCGCAATTGGGGCTATCGGAGGTGTCAAGAAGCTTGCTCAGCTCAAGTACGAGCAGGGTGAGCGGTATCCCGGTGCGGATTACCTTGCAGCGGTCGCGAAAGTTGGTATCGACACGTTGTATATCGTTACAGGCGAACGCTCTGTAGGCTCGCTTACGGCGGATGAAACAGAACTACTTGAAAAATTCAGGTCTGCTCCGGTGGCCGTCAAAGCGGCGGCTATCGCGGCTGTTACAGCGGGGTCTGCTCCGGTTAAACAAACGTTCCATGGGGCGGTGGGCCAGGCTGTGGCTGGTAATATCACTAACAAATCAGGCGTTACCTTCAATGTTGGGGATGTGAAATCCAAGGAGTGACCCATGAGCCAGGACTTTCATGGTGAGGTAGGCCAAGCGGCTGGGGGCGATATCAACAACTACGGTGTAAACATCAGCCTGGTGGATAAGACTGAGTCCCGTTTTTTGGTATCCGCCCAGCGTAAGGAACTGCATGAACTGCGGGCAAAGTGCGAGGAGCTAGGGGATGACCCCCGAGATGTTTGGCGCAGAGTTCACGCTCAACTCGGGGTGACCACTATTAGTGAGATCACCGCTGAGCAGTTTTTTGATGCGCGAAATGCAATGCAAGCAAGATTGGAGTTCCTACAAGAAGAGGCTGATAAACGCCGTTTAGTAGGCAAGGTACTGAGAGCGGTAGCTGAAAAAGATGCTAAGGCCGAGATGAACAACTTTTGTGAGATAACCTTCGGTCGCACTCAGCTCAATAACCTTCAGAAACCACAGCTTCAAAAGACGTTAGAGTTTGTCCAAGGCTTTGTTCCCCACCAGCAAAAAGCGCTTCAGCCTCCTGAGATGAACAAGCTTACACTCAAGGACTTTGTGATGTTGCATCGACAAAACTCGGCTGGTTTGTTCTTGCTTGGGATTGTTGTTGGCGGATTTTTTTTCTAACTAAGGGTATGGGAATGAAAAAAATGATCTTGGGAGTATTTGGGCTTTCACTACTCACCTTGTCTGGTTGCGAAATAGCCGCCGCATCTTCTGTGTTTTCGGTGCCGTCTGACGATCCGTTGGTAATGAAAACGCTTCCGGCGGTTCGTCAGGTTTGTCCTGGATTGGACAAATACTCTCAGGAGTTTGAGAGGGTCCGTGTGGAAGAAAATTTCCGAACATCGATCCTGTTCGATGTGCCAGAGTCAGCAAGCATTCCCGATGCTTACAAGGCGGGAGGACACACCTGTTATATAGAGATCGATTCGAAAGGCAGGAGTATTTTTATTGAGAAGTTAGCTTGTAAATCCATTTGCCTGGATCAGTTAAAAACTCCAGACGGTCAGCTTAAAATTGACTTGCCTCAGGCGAGTGGATGAAGGTATGGAGTTTCATGGCAATTTCGGGCAAGTGGCTGGCGGCAATATCTATAACTATGGCTTGGATGATCTGACTAGCCGAAGTCGTGAGGAGCTGGCGGAGCTTCTCGCTCATCTACGTGAGCGTCTGGCAGATGCTCGTAGAAAAATGATACTCAACCCCATCGTAGGTTGGATGGCCCTCGGTGCTTTGGCGTTCATCATAGAGCTGTTTTCTGGGATAGCGTTTACATCTTCGATTCTGCTCGTGGCAACCTTCTTTTTTGGGATGATTCTGCCTTATTTCTTCTTCATACCACTGCAGAATAAATATGGTCAGATGGTATATGCATACAGGCAAAGCATTGCCCAAGTAGAGATCTTTCAGCACAGCCGAGGTTGGGCTTAGTTAAGAAAGCATGTTGATTTCCCAAGATAGCCATCTCTTTAAACTCGATTAAAAGCCTTCCTGTACCACGCCGCCGATTATGGCGGCGTGTGTATTTCTGGCGTCCGAAAAGTACGGCGCCACTACAGGAGGCGTCCGATGCGACCCGAAACCCCTCGCGGCATCCGCAACTTTAACCCCGGCAATATCCGCCATGTAAAAGGCACCCGCTGGCAAGGCATGTCGGCGAATCAGAATGACACTGCATTCGTCCAGTTCATTGGCCCCCAATGGGGCATCCGAGCCCTGGCTCGCACCCTGATCACCTACCAGGACAAGCATGGCTTGCGCACTGTCCGCGCAATTATCGGTCGCTGGGCGCCGCCGAACGAAAACAACACCGAGAGCTATATCCGTCAGGTTGCTGGCCGCCTTGGCGTGTCACCTGAAGAGCGTATCGACGTGTACGACTACCGGACCATGCGCGCGCTCGCAGAAGCGATCATTCGCCACGAAAACGGCGCCGGCCTTCTCCCCGAGGGCAACTGGTACGGCGAAGCCCTGATCAATGAAGGCTTGCACCTGGCCGGCATTGTCCCCGACGCCTATCACGGGGAGCCAGCATGAAGCTGATCGACAACTGCCATTGCTGCTGGAAGCTTCACAGCGTCCAGCTGGCCATCGTCATTGCGCTGCTCGGTCTCGCCCAGGCCACCATCCTGCCAATGTGGCAAGCGCAACTCTCTTCATCGACCTATGCGGCCCTCAACAGTGGCTTGGCTGTTCTGCTGTTCATTGCTCGCCTGGTCAAGCAAGGCCCTCCTGACCAGGCCGAGCAACCAGACCAGGAGATTCCGTCATGAGACTGAACCTCTTTGGTAGGGCCTTCGCGGCACTGCTGGCGGGGCTCGCGGGTGTTTGTCGTTGGCCCACTCCAAGCACCGCTGCCGGAACCTGGATCAGGTCCAGCGTCATGCCCCTCTATCGCCACGGCAAGACCGGCAGCCGTGCCCGTAAGTCCCGCCACCGCATGAGGCAGCGCCATGGTGCTTGAACGGTTACCTACGGGACTCCTTGTCGGCGGGCTGGCCTGCGTGATCAGCGCAGCGGCAGTCGGCTCAATCGCCTACGGCTTCGGGTTTCGGTACGCCGAAGCCCTGGGCAATTCCAACCTGCAGACATTCAAGGCCACGCAGGCAGTACAGGCCGGGGCGGCGGAAAAGGAAAACCGTCTGCAGCTGCTGCAGCAGGTCACCCGTGCCAACGAGGCCGAGGCCTTGCTGCTCACTACCCTCGACCGACACGCCGAAGAGAAACGCCAGCTCCAGGAGCGAATCGCACATGTCACGACCCAATACATTCCGGCGCCTGGCGCTGTCGCTAAGCCTATCCCTCGTTGCGTGTTCACTGCTGGTTGGTTGCGCGACTTCAACACCGCCCTCGGTGTGCCCGCCCCAGGACCGGGCGCCACTGTCACCGCTGCTGAAAAAGCGGCCTGGCCCGCCACCGGCTCTGAAGCCGAACTATTGGAAAGCGGCGTCACTCCCGCCGACATTCTGGCCCACGCCCAGGATTACGGCCTGTGGGCCCGATCCATCCTCGCCCAATTCAATGCCTTGCTTGATCTCCAGGAAAAGGACTGACGCCCTATGGATGTAGCTGAACCCGCTACAGATGACGACATCAGCGATGCGCAATTGCGCGTGCGCAACAGCGACCTTCGACGAGGCCCCGGCCGGTCGGCTTACCGCTGTGAAGAATGCGGTGACGCGATTCCTGAAGATCAACGCCAGGACAGCCCTGGTATCGAACATTGCTTTGACTGCATAGACGCCTTGGAACACTTGGCCATACGGGGTTTTGAATGAATTTGAACGATCTCAACTTCGGTTTCCAAACCGTGCAATGGCTGGTCCTGGCTGTACTCGGTATCTACACCTGGATGATCAAACGAGATGCCGCCAGCGCCCAGGAACTGCTGGAGCTGCGCACGCGCATCGTCGCCCTGGAAGAACACGTCCGGCACCTGCCTGACCAGACCGCCGTCACCGATCTGCTGGGCGACATGAAGGCGGTACGGGCCGAACTGTCGGGGGTCAAGGAAGCGCTTGGCCCTTTGGCCCGTTCGCTGGACCGGATCAATGATTATTTGCTGCGAGAAAAGATATGACCGAATTCGCCTCCTTCCTGCGTGAAGACTATCGCCTGGTGATTCTGCGCCTGCTGGCCGAAACGACCGGCTACCGTGCCAACAGCTCGGTGCTGAACATGGCCCTGGACAGATTCGGTCACACCCTCAGCCGCGACCAGGTGAAAACCGAACTGCACTGGCTGGCCGAACAAGGGGCGGTGACTGTTTCCGATGTTGGCCCGGTGCTGGTCGCTACCCTCACCGAGCGTGGCCAGGACATAGCTGCAGGCCGCGCCCGCGTCCCTGGCATCAAACGGCCGGGGGCATAACCATGGCGGGCAAGTCATCCATCAATCGCCTTCCGCCGATGGTGAAGGCCTACATCCAGAAGCTACTGCGCGAAGACCGCATGACCCTGGATGACATGCTGTCTGACATCCGGTCGCGCTTTCCCAACGAGAAAGCCCCCAGCCGGAGTGCGCTGGGGCGCTTCAAGCAAGGCTTCGATCTGCTGACCGAGAAGACCCGTCAACACCGTGAGCAGGCCGAGGCCTTTGTGGGTGCCTTCGGTGAAGACGCATCCGATAAGACCGGCGCTTTGCTGGTCGAGGCGATATCGACCCTGGCTTACCAGGCCGCGATGGGCGCCCATGAAAAAGATGATGTCACCACCAAGGAAGTGGCCGAGCTGGCGCGGGCAGCGAAGAACACCATGCAGGCTCGGACCCTGAGCATCAAAGAGCGCCAGGCTATCGAGAAAGCTGCGCGTGATCGCCTGCTCCAGGAACAAGACGCGGAGTTGGCCAAGAGCGTACAGGCCGGAGGTATCAGCGAAGAGCAGGCCCTGTTCTGGCGCGAGAAATTCCTGGGGGTCAAATGAGCGCACCAGCGGTCAAACCCTCGTCCAGCACATTGCGCGTTGTTGAATGGGATGAGTTGCCGCCGAGCGTCAAGCAGATCCCCAGCGGTTACAACCCGATTGCGGATGGCATCCTCATGGCGCACCAGGTCAACTGGTTGCGCATTCAGGCCCAGATCAAGCTCTGTGAAAAAGGTCGTCGGACCGGCATCACGTTTGCCGAAGCCCTAGACTCGGTGATCACTGCCGCGTCACGCAAGGCTGCTGGTGGCATGGACGTGTTCTATGTCGGTGACACCAAGGAAAAAGGCCTGGAGTTCATCGGCTACTGCGCAAAGTTCAGCCGGGTGATGGCCGAGGCCCAGGCCTCGGGTGTCAGCGAAATCGAAGAGTTCCTGTTTGAAGACCAGGACGACTCAGGCAACACCCGCCAGATCAACGCCTACCGTATTCGCTACGCCTCCGGCTTCAAGATCGTTGCACTGTCCAGCAACCCGGCCAACCTGCGCGGCCTGCAGGGCAAGGTGATCATCGACGAGGCGGCCTATCACCGAAATGTGTCGGCTGTGCTCGATGCCGCTACCGCGCTGCTGATCTGGGGCGGTCGCATCGTCATCATCAGCACCCACAACGGCAAGTCCAACCCCTTCAACCAGATGATCGCCGACATCCAGGAAGGTCGGTACGGTGACGCCGCCGTGGTCTACAAGGCGACCTTTGATGATGCGGTGGCCAACGGGCTCTATGAGCGGCGTTGCATGATGCGTGGCGAGGAAGCCACGCCAGAAGGCAAGGAAGCCTGGTACAAGGGCATTCGCAATGCCTACGGCCCACGCAGAGCGCAGATGCGCGAAGAGCTGGACGCGATCCCACGCGATGGCAACGGCGTGTGCATTCCTGGTGTGTGGATCGAGGACGCGATGCGTCCAGATCGGACGGTCCTGCGCCTGGCGCTGGACGATGGTTTTGCGCTGCAGTCAGTGGGTCGTCGTGAAGCGTATGCCGAGGACTGGATTGAGCGTTATCTCGCACCGTTGGTCCAGGATCTGACGCCCGAACTGCGGCACTACCTGGGCATGGACTATGCCCGTCACCGTGACTTCTCGATCATCTGCCCGATGTCCGTCGACCAGGCGCGGCATCGTGACGTGCCGTTTGTTGTGGAGATGCACAAGGTGCCGACCCGTCAACAGCAGCAGATCCTGTTCTACATCCTGCGTGGACTGCCGCGCTTTGCGGGGGCGGCACTGGATGCCACCGGCAACGGCGAGACCCTGGCTGAAGACACGGCCGACGAGTTTGGTCATGACCGCATTCACCAGGTCAAACTCAGTCGCGGCTGGTACGGCGCCTGGATGCCCAAGTTCATCCAGCTCTATGAAGACGGCACCATCACGATGCCCAAGGATGACTCGCTGCAGCAGGACGTGCGGTCCATTGAAACCGTAGACGGCATTCCAATGGTCATGAAAGCTCGCTCGCAAGACCTTAAAGACCCGGACCTATATCGCCATGGTGACTTTGCAGGGGCCGGTGTTCTAGCCAACTTCGCCACCCTGGATATGGCCTCGGGACCTGTCGTTGTTAAATCTCGTCGCCCGCGTCAGGGCACCCGCATGACTCTGGGGTTCGCATGAACAAGAAAGGTGTGTGGGTCACTCCCACGGAATTCGTCAACTTCGCTGAGCCGAAGCACAAGGGGCTGACCGAGCATATCGCCAGCCGTGCGCGCAGCTTCGATGCCCAGGCGCTGGGCATGTACCTGCCCAACCCCGACCCGATCCTCAAGGCCCAGGGCAAGGACGTCACGGTCTATCGGGATCTGCGTAGTTCAGCCCTGGTCGGCGGCAACATCCGCCGTCGCAAGTCGTCAGTCCTCGCCCTGGAGCGCGACCTAAAGCGTGGCAATGCCCCCGTGCGGGTTGAGCGCTTTATACGCGATTGGCTGACCGACCTCGATCTCGATCGGATCATTCGCGAGATGCTGGACGCATCGCTGTACGGGTTCCAACCCATTGAACTGATGTTGCGTCCGCTTGGGTTGAACATCGTCCCGGAGGATCTGCTGGGCAAGCCGGCCGAGTGGTTCCTCTATGACCAGGGGAACAACCTGCGCTTCCGCGCCCGCGATGCCGGCTTGACTGGTGAGCTGTGTGATCCGCAACGCTTTGTCGTGGCCCGCCAGGATGCGACCTACAACAACCCGTATGGCTTCGCTGATCTGTCCATGTGCTTCTGGCCGGTGATCTTCATGAAAGGCGGCCTGAAGTTCTGGGTCCAGTTCACCGAGAAGTACGGTTCGCCCTGGGTGATTGGCAAGCACCCCCGCGGTGCCAGCACGGGTGAAACCGAGCTGCTACTCGACAGCCTGGAGGCGATGGTCCAAGACGCTGTTGCCGCCATCCCAAATGACTCCAGCGTCGACATTATCGAAGCCGCTGGCAAGGCCGGCAGCGCTGAGGTCTACCGCGAGCTGCTGGTTTACTGCCGCAGTGAGATCAACGTCGGGCTGTTGGGGCAGAACCAAACCACCGAAGCCAACAGCAACAGGGCCAGCGCAACGGCCGGCCTGGAAGTCACCAAGGACATCCGCGACGGCGACAAGGGCATTGTTGCTGCAACCATGAACGCGATCATTCGCCGTGTCGTCGATCTGAACTTCGGCGAGAACGTTGCCGCCCCGGTGTACGAGCTGTGGGAACAAGAAGAGATCGACAAGACCCAGGCCGACCGCGACAAGTCCCTCACAGAGTCGGGGGTGAAGTTCACATCGCAATACTGGATGCGCACCTACAACCTGCAGGAGGGCGACCTGGACGAGACCCTGGCGCCGGCTGAATCGGCGGAGTTTGCCGAGTCGGGTCTGAAGTCCAGCACCCTGAAACCCATCCTCGACCAGGTGGCGCTTGACCAGGCCATCAACAGCCTTCCCGCCGAGCTGCTGCAGGAACAGAGCGAACAGGCCGTTGCCTCACTGATCGAGACACTGTTGCGCGCTCGCACCGACATTGAGGCGCTCGGCCTGCTGGCTGAAGCCTACCCGACAATGGATGACCAGGCGCTGCAGGAGAACCTCACGCGCCTGTTGTTCATGGCCAACATCTGGGGTCGTTTGAATGCCAGCGCGGATCGGGAGGACTGATGGCGACCACCACGAAGGCCCCGAATCCTGCCGACCTCAAGGCCATCTTCGGCATGGAGCCGAAAAACGCCGTGGCCTATCTGAAGTCCAAGGGCTATGCGATCACCTGGAACTGGCAGGAAATGCTCGACCAGGCACACGACCAGTCCTTCACCGTGACCAAGGCCATGAACCTTGATCTGCTGTCGGACATTCGTGGCGCCCTGGAAACCGCGCTGCAGGAAGGCCAGACCCTCAAGCAGTTCATCGCGGATCTGCAGCCCGTCCTGGAGTCGCAAGGTTGGTGGGGCCAGCAAGTCATTGTCGACAGTGAAGGCGTCGGCGAGCTGGTCCAGCTGGGCAGTCCGCGCCGTCTCAAGACGATCTATCAGACCAACCTGCAGAGCGCGTACATGGCCGGCCGCAAGGCCGAGATGGAACAGACCACCGAGACCCATCCGTACTGGATGTATGTGGCCATCCTGGACGGCAAGACCCGGCCGAGTCACCGGGCGCTGCATGGCCAGGTGTTTCGCCACGATGACCCGATCTGGTCGGCGATCTTCCCGCCCAATGGGTTCAACTGCCGTTGTCGTGTTGTCGCCCAAAGCGAAGCTGCCGTTAAGCGCAGGGGCTTGAAGGTCGTGTCGAGTGAAGGGCGTATGTTCACCGAGACCGTGGAAACCGGCACAGACAAACGTACCGGCGAGATCCGTACCGCGCCCGTCACCGGCATTCGTACAACAGACGCCGCTGGCAAGGCCATCACCTTCCGTACCGACCCCGGATTCAACCACGCACCAGGTACTGGCCTGGCCGACATGCTTAAACGCAAACAGGCAGCCGCTCAGGAGGTTTGAAATGTTCACCGTCGAACTGGATCACCAACGCCTGCAGGCCGCCCTGCGCAAAATCGAGTGGGCCGTAGGTGACCTTGCACCGCTGATGCGTGGCATCGCCGCCGAGCTGGCCAGCCAGACCGAGGAAAACTTCGGTGAGGAAGGCCGCCCCGAGTGGGAAGACCTGTCCGATGTCACCACAGCCCGCCGGGAGAAAAACGGTAACTGGCCTGGGCAGATGCTGCAGGTCAGTTCTGCAGGCTTGGCCGCCTCGATCACGACACAAGCAACCGACAGCTCGGCGCTGGTCGGCAGCAACAAACCCTATGCCGCCATGATGCACTTCGGCGGCACCAAGTCCGACTTCCCGCATCTGTGGGGTGATATTCCAGGTCGCCCCTACTTGCCGATGGACGCCGAGGGCGAGCTGCAGCCCGAAGCAGAAGAGGCCATCCTGGATCTGGCCATGCATCACCTGGAAAAAGCCGCTCGCCTGTAAGCCCCTCAGAGACGCTTGAGCGTGCATGCTGCTCCGGTTCATCACCATAGCTACTGAAAAATCGTTGTAAACGCTTTATAAAGGCCCACTGGACCTCTCTTGGAGCAGGGCCGAGCATAAAAGGGAGATCGTAGTGAGCCAGATGAACAAAATGGAGCAAGAGGTCGTTTATCTCACAGCTGCAATTGAGCTGATTGAGTCAATGGTGAACAAGGCAATGTTCAGTGTCGAAGGAGATGGCGAGAATAAGAACGTTTGGTTCAAGTCCTTTACACATAGACAATTCTTCTCGATCGCTTTGGTGGATTTTCTATCTACCACTGACAAAGACGCTCCTGTACCTAAAACCTCTTATTTGAATGCATTACGGACTATTGCTAATGCCCCGAGCCTTGAACAATTCGGATCGGTGGCGCACCTAAAACAGGCTGTTGATAGTTTTTCAAGCTGGCTCGATACAGAGATTGAGGTAGACGCCTGGTTCTCGTCCATTGATCGGCAGTTGGCATTGAAAATATCTCGGTGCCTGCTACTGAAAATCGGTGGAAATCTATCCAAGCATAATTTTCTTCGTTCGATTGGTGTTGCCAAAGATGTACAGCGCCTTCTGTCGAACGCTGGAGCAGAGATTGAGTTGCACCAGGCTATTCTCCTACAGCCGGAAATTTACGACCTCTTTCACGATGATGTGGCCGCGTATCACGCAAGCACAATTGCTGAGTTTCTGAATGAGCTTTGGTGGGGGATTCATATCTACCTGATCCCTGAGTTCAATCGAAGCATCATTCATTATTACGACGATACGGGGAGATACGAGTACCAGTACCCATCAGCGCTGACACATCCTTTTGGTAAGAGCTGCTACTGGAATCTCATGAATCAGATACTTAGAAAACCGTACTTTGAGCGGTTTACGATCACCCGACATCTCAAAGGCAATTACTGAGTAACCGGATCGCTACACTCTTTAAACTCGATTAAAAGTCTTCGGCCGGGCATTGGCTCAGTCTGTGTGCATCACCTTCAACTGAAGTGCACAGACCATGAAAACCATTCCTTTCTTTCGTGCCGGTAAGCATGTCGATAGCCAGGGCCGAACCGTCGAGTTCACTGAGAAAGACCTGGCGGCATCCATCAGCGGTTACGACCCAGCGCTACACCGAGCGCCCCTGGTCATCGGTCACCCCAAGGACAACGGGCCGGCCTATGGCTGGGTTCGGTCCATCAGCCGCAACCTCAAAGGCGAAGCGACGGCAGTACCTGAGCAGGTGCACAACGATTTCGCCGAAGGCGTAGCGGCCGGCACCTGGTATCCGCGTTCCGCGTCCTGGTACGCGCCCACCGACCCACGCAACCCCAAGCCTGGCATCTACTACCTGCGCCATATCGGTTTCCTCGGCGCCCAGCCACCCGCGATCAAAGGCCTGTCCGATATCGAGTTCGATGACGGCGAGGGTGTGCTGGAAATCGAGTTCGGCGACTTCGGCGATGCCGTCTCGGCCGGCATCTTCCGCCGCCTGCGCGACTGGTTCATCGACCAGTTCGGCCAGGAAACCGCTGACCGCGTTGTTCCAGGTTGGGACGTAGACAACCTGTTGGCAGAGTCCCGCCGCGAAGACGACCGCCCCTCATTCACTGAACCCACCCCACCATCCAGCAAACCCACCACCGAGGAACACACCGTGACTCCAACGGAACAGGCCGCCCTGGAGGCGGAAAACAAACGCCTCAAATCGCAAGTGGCTGCACACCAGGAAGAGAAGCAGAAAGCCCAGGCTGACCAACGTCATGGCCAGAACCTGGCTTTCGCTGAAGGTCTGGTCGGCACGGGCAAGCTGCTGCCCAAACACACCGCCGCCCTGATCGCCGCCCTGGACTTCGCCGAGGCGGGTGACGCACCGCTGGAGTTTGGCGAGGGCGATCAGCGCAAGCCGGTTATCGAAGGCCTCAAGGCGATCTTCAATGACCTGCCGAAACAGATCGACTTCGCCGAGCAAGCGAGCAAGGAGCGCAAGGGTGAGGTGCACGTATCGACCGATCTGGAGTTCGCCGAGAAGAACACCAACCCCGACCGTCTCGACCTGCACAACCGTGCAACGGCATTGGCGACTGACAAAAACATTTCCTACGAGTCGGCAGTTCGCCAACTCTCCAAGTAACAAGGAGTCATCATGGCTGATCGTTTGAAGGCATTGCGGGTCGTTGACCCGGTCCTTACCACCTTGGCGCGTGGCTATCGCAACGCGCAGTACATTGGCGAAGGCTTGTTCCCCATCGCATTGATGGATAAAGAAGCCGGCATCATCCCGTTGTTCGGCAAAGAAGCCTTCGAGGTTTATGACACCGAGCGGGCGATTCGCGCTCAGTCCAACATCATGACCCCGGATGACCTGGAACCCCTGGACGTCGTTCTGCGAGAACACGACCTCGCTTACCCGGTGGACTACCGTGAGAGCAACGAGGCCATGTTTGATGCCGAATCGAATGCCTCCCGGCGTGTGATCAACGCCATTGATCTGCGTCGTGAAGTGAGCTGCGCCAAGCTGGCGCAGAACCCTGCCACTTTTCCAACGGGCTCCAAGGTCACTCTGTCCGGCTCCAGCCAGTGGAGCAACGGCGGCGGCGACCCTATCGCAGACGTTGAGCGCGGTAAGGAAGTGGTCCGTAGTCGCATCGGTATCCGCCCCAACACCATCACCATGGGCGCTTCGGTGTACCAGTCCTTGAAGTTCCACCCCAAGCTCCAGGAAGCGCTGGGCAGCAACGAGCGCAAGCTGATCACCGTGGAACACCTGAAGGCCTTGTTCGGCATCGACAACATCCTGATCGGTGAAGGCCTGGCCGGCTCCCGGAATACCTCCGACATCTGGAGCGACAACCTGACCCTGGCCTACGTGGCCAAGCCAGCTGCCGGCGTCCAGGGCAACTACGAAGAACCGAGTTTCGGCTACACCCTGCGTCGTAAGGGTATGCCCGAGATCGATACCTACGATGGTGCGGGCGGGAAGGTTCGCTATGTGCGTAACACCGACATCTATAAGCCTGTGGTAGTGGGTTCGGATGCCGGCTACCTGATCTCCGACATCAACGGCTGAGGTTCCCATGGCAGCTAAACCAACCAAGGGCACCCCCTCAGCCGCTGATGCGGCTCAGGGTGATGTCAACCAAACCGCTGCAGCTGCACCAGCTGCTGCACTTCCTCAGGATGACCCAGCAGCAAAGGGCGAACAGACCGGCGATCAGTCTGCAGCTCCAGCAACCCCCGCACCAGGTGCGCCGGATGCTGATGCCGCTACTGCTGAAGATGGTGTCAACCAACCCGCTGCGGCGGCTCCTGCAGTACCCGCACCAGCCGACGACCTGGACGGTCCGCTTAATGAGTCTCGGGCGCCAATAGCTATCTCCGGCTCGTCCCCTGGTGATGCTGCTCTGAAAGACGATGCCACGGACGAGCCGGAGCTTCTTGGCTACCTGGTGACCGATGTGTCGTCTGTGCTGCATGACGGCACCTGGTATCACCTGGGCGATGACATTTTCTTGAACGATAAGGAAGCGGCACCGCTGTTGGCCCGCCGAATTATCGAACCCTCCGGGAGCAAAAAATGAAGACTCAACAACCTGTACTCACTACCTCGGTGGTCGCAGTGGTTGACCTGTCGCGCTACCTCTTTGCCGGTTTCACTGGCGACTTGTGTGCTGCAGGTGCCAAGGCCCTGGGCACCGTCGAGGCGGATACTGAAGCGGATAGCGTGGCCCCGATCAACGTCCTGGGCATCTGCCTGGTCATTGCCGGTGCCGCTGTGGCCGCTGGTGTCGAGGTGGAGTCCGACGCCTCGGGTCGAGCGGTGACGCTCACTACAGGAAAGGCGAACGGCATCACGATGGATGCAGCAACAGCTGCAGGTGATGTCATCCGTATCGTCCGGGGAATCTGAGGCCAGCCATGCGCTACTGCACTCGCGCTGATATCGGCAAGGCCATCCCTGAGTTGGTCCTGCTGCAGCTCTCAAACGACGATCCCGCCGCAATGGAGCCCAACGAGGACGTTATTGGGGATGGCGTTCGCCAGGCTGAAGAGCTGGTCGACGGTTACCTTCGCGGTCGATACGACTTGCCGCTCGATCCGGTCCCGACCGTGTTGCGCGATGCAGTGGTGTACCTGGCCCGGCACTGGCTGTATCAGCGCCGGCCCGAAGGGGCATTGCCCGACGCGGTGAAGGACAGCCGCAAGGACACCATCAAGCTCCTGGAAAGCATCCGCGATGGTGTTGTCACCCTGGGCATGCCTGGAGGTCAGGCCGCGCCCGAACCGGGTGAGATCCGTGTCCGTGCACGTCGCCAGCAGTTCAGTGGCGATCTCTGGGAGCGTTACCGATGAGCCAACCCAAGACCCAAACCGAGCGGCTACTGGAGGCAATGCAGAAACGTCTGCAGGAGACCTTCGGCCAGATGTTGATGGTCGAGCTGTTTCCTGAAAACCCAGCGGGTTACCGCCTCAACCACCCACGGGGTTCGATCTTGCTGGCCTACGGCAAATCGACCTTCGGCGGGTCCGAGGCCGGTGACTCGATGTTTCAGGCTCGCAACATCCTCATCAGGCTGACCCTGGTGTTCCGTCAGCTCCACGGCAAAGACGGAGCGGTCAGCTACCTCGACCGTATTCGCGATTGCCTGACCGGCTGGTTTGCACCGCACTGCGACCAGGCTTGCCGTCCAGTTGCAGAACTGTTCATTGGCCAGGTGTCGGGCCTCTGGCAATACGGCCAGGACTTCGCTCTGCGCGCCACTCAACTGCAGGTCATGGGCCCCGAAAGTGGTCCGCTGCTTACACAAGTTCGTTTCGAGGAAGAGCAATGACACTTACCCGCTACATCTATAACGGCCCGCAGAGCGGCGTCACTCTGCGGGTAGACGAAGCCCGCGAACTGCTGGACGTGCAGCTGCAGCCGGGGAAGCCCGTCAACCTGCCGGCCGATCACGAGTACACCCTGGTGCTGCTGGAACTCAAGCACCTGGTACTTGCACCACCTGAGGCGAAACCTGCCAGCAAGACTGCAGCTGCGCCTCAGAAACCTGGACAGGAGTAAGCCCAATGGCAGCTAACTATTTGCACGGCTTTGAAACCATCGAGGTCGAAAGCGGCCCTCGGGCCATTCGAGTGGTCAAGTCGGCAGTAATCGCCCTGGTCGGAACGGCGCCTATCGGGCCGGTCAACGAACTGACCCAATCGCTGAATGAAGTGGATGCGGCTCAGTTCGGCTCGCACCTCACCGGCTTCAGCATTCCTGAAGCTCTGGAGGGCATCTATGCCTATGGCGCCGGGACGGTGCTGGTGGTCAACGTTCTCGACCCAGCAATTCACCGCACCAGTCTCGTGGGCCAGGAAAAGCAGTTCGGTGATAACGAGCTGCTACAGCTGGAGCACGGCGCGCTGCAGCTGCTGACGATCAAGTCGGTGGATGGCAACACCACCTACGATCTGGACACCGACTACACGGTGAACATGCTGACCGGCCGAGTTGCTCGCCTGCCGGCTGGGACCATTCCTGCCAACGCCCAGGTGAAGGCAGACTACACCTACGCCGATCCGAGCAAAGTCACTCCGGCGGATATCATCGGCGGGGTCACCATTGCCGGCCGGCGTACTGGCTTGAAGGCTTTCCAGGACAGCTACAACTTGCTCGGGTACTTTCCGAAGATCTTCATCGCACCGGGCTTCAGCACCTTGAATTCGGTGAGTGTCGAGTTGATCGCCTCGGCTGTGCAGGTCAAGGCGTTTGCCTATATCGATGCGCCTATCGGCATCACAGTCCAGCAAGCTATTGCAGGACGCGGTCCGGCCGGGACCATCAACTTCAACACCAGCAACGACCGCGTGCGTCTGTGCTATCCGCATGTGAAGGTGTACGACGCGCCAACCGATGGCTCACGCCTGCAGCCATTGTCGATCCGTGCAGCAGGCCTGCGGGCGAAGATCGACAACGACAAAGGCTACTGGTGGAGCATGTCCAACCAGGAACTGGTTGGCGTCATCGGCCTGGAACGACCATTGACGGCCCGGATCGATGACCCGAACAGTGAGGTCAATCTGCTCAACGAAAACGGTATCACCACCGTCTTCAACTCCTTCGGCACCGGTTTGCGCTTGTGGGGTAACCGATCCGCTGCCTGGCCTACCGTGACCCACACGCGCAACTTTGAAAACGTGCGGCGCACCAAGGACGTGGTGGACGAATCGATTCGCTACAGCTCGCTGCAGTTCATTGACCAGCCTGTTACTGACTCGCTGATCACTAGCGTCACTGAAAGCGTCAACCTGTTTATCCGCAAACTGGTTGGCGACGAGGCGTTGCTCGGTGGCGAGTGCTGGTATGACCCTGCACGCAATCCGCAAACCGAGCTGGAGCTGGGGCACGTCCTGTTCAGCTACAAGCTGGGTGTCCCCGTGCCGCTTGAGCGTGGCACCTTTGAAACTGAAATCACCGGGGAATACCTGGTCAACCTGGGAGCCGCATAAATGGCCGGTTTTAGCGCACACCGTATTTCCAACGCCGCCATCTACCTCGACGGCGCCAGCTTCTTTGGCAAGTCCGAAGAGATCGATCTGGGCTCGATCAAGGCTGTGACCAGCGACTTCCAGGGGCTGGGCATGGTTGGCCTGATCGAACTGCCGGATGGCATTGATAAGCTGGAAGGCAAGATCACCTGGAACAGCCTGTACTTTGAAGCAGCAAAGAAGCTGGTCACTCCCTTCAAGAGCATTCAGTTGCAGTGCCGCTCCAACGTCCAGGTGTTCAACAACGGCGGCCTGGTCGACGAGATCCCGCTGGTCACGATGATGACCATCACTGGCAAGGAGTACCAACTGGGCAGCCATAAACCGCGCGATCCAGCCAAGTATGAAACGCCGTTCTCGGCCACCTACGTGCGCCAGGTACTCAACGGTGATGAAGTGGTGTTGCTGGACTACCTGTCCAACATCTTCCGGGTTGGTGGTGAAGACCAGTTGTCCAAGTACCGGAAGAATATCGGGCAGGCTTGAACCTAAAGAAGAAAGGCCGCTATCGCGGCCTTTCTTTTGTCTACTCTGGCGCCTCTTGGCGACAGTCCTCTATGATTTTTTGCTGAAACATTCTGGGAGCGCACCAAATAGCTCCAACCCCAGCAACGTGACTTTGTATTTTCCTCTTGCACCACTAATAAGTCCCTCTGCCTTCAGCCATTCATGACAGGACCAAAGAAACTCTTCGTCGCCAGTCGATTCATAACGCCCATCGACACTCTTACCTTCTGCCAACCCAAGCTCTGCTGCTCCAACATGGGTGGACTCAGGGCAGGCGTCGACTAAAGCGCTCATTATTTTTTGTACGGTTTCATTGAATAGGGCTCTATTTGACACTGTATTAAATCCTTTCAGTCGTGTTTTAGGAGAGTGACCAATCCTGTCTTTAAACTCGATTAAAAGCCAGCACTACAGCCAGGTGCGATGCTCAAGGCTCACTTAAAGCAGTCGATTAAACCGACAACCTGGAGCAGCAAAGATGGCCGAACCACTCAGCTTTACCCTCAAGTTTCCCTTCAAAAACGCCGCTGGCGACACGATCTCGAAGTTGCCCATCAAACGCCTGAAGCGCAAAGACATCAGCGCTGCGCAGACCCACACCAAGGACGAGGCCGCGATGGAAGACATGCTGGTCGCCAAGCTCTTGGGTATCACCATCGAGGATCTCGGTGAGTTCGATATCGCGGACTCTAAGTTAGCCACTGAGGTGTTGCGGGAAATGGCTAGCGGAGGAGACCTTGCTGCAGTCCTGGGACGAGGCGCTACTGCTGGTGTTGAGGATGCAGCCCTCTGAGATCGATGAGCTGGATATGGAGCGGTATTGGTTTTGGGTCGATGTATGTCGACGCGAGATTGACCGCCGCATCGAAGCTGCCGAGCAAATGAACCGCTGATTGGCAGTCCCTCCAGACCTTCGTCCTACCGTGCGCCTACGTCTCAGGCGCACACCTTCAATCAAATAGCCTGCCGGGTACTCTATGGCGAATGAAGTCTTAGTCGGATTACGAATAGGGGCCGCTGTGTCGGGCTCTTTGAGTGCCGCATTCGGTTCTGCCAAGTCAACAGTGCAGCAGCTCGGACGTGCGACCGATGGCCTGACGGCCAAGCAGAAAATCATTGGGACCGAACTGGCTACATCCCTGGCGCGTGGCGGCACTGGCATCGAGCGTATGCGTCGTCAGTACGACCAGGTCGGTAGAACCATTGATCAACTCAAGATCAAACAGGACCGCCTCAACACCAGTATCGCCCGTGGCGAAACCCTCAAGAACAAGCGCGGCGAACTACGTGGCCAGGCGATGGAAACGGTCGGCACAGGGGTTGTACTTGGTGCGCCGGTTGTTCAATCGATGCGTACCGCTATCGACTTCAAGGACCGAACCAACGACATCGCCATTACCGGTGGTTTTGATGCAGCAAAAGAGAAGAGTCTGGGCGATGTCCTTAGGGGCTCTGCTCTGAAGTGGAACCAAACTCAGATGGAAGTGGCGGCAGGCGCCCAAGTGCTGATCGCTGGAGGGATTTCCAACGCTAAAGAGCTGGAAGCCTATGCACCTCTAATGTCTAAGTTCGCTACTGCAACACGAGCCAGCATGGATGACCTCGGCTCTGTCGCAATTGCGCTCAACGACAACTTGGGGATTGGAGCATCAGGATTTGAGCGTTCAATGAACATGCTCGCTTCCGCAGGGAAGAACGGTCAATTCGAACTTGCTGACATGGCTAAGTGGCTCCCTCAGTTGACTCCTCAGTTTGCCGCTTTGGGGATCACTGGCGAGCGAGCCGTAGCAGAGATTGGTGCTTCCCTTCAGATTGCCCGACGCGGCGCGGGTAGCAACGACGAGGCAGCCAACAACTTCAAAAACTTTCTCTCAAAGTTAACTGCGAAGGACACGCTCAAGTCCTTTGAGGGAGCAGGGATCAACTTAACAAGCGCGATGAATAACCTGGTCGGGAAGGGTCTCACTCCAGTTCAGGCAATGCTTGAAGTGATTACTCAGTATGTTGGGAGCAAAGGTCCGAAAGCTACTGGTGAGTTTCAAAAAGTGATGGCTATCAAGGACGATGCCGAACGAGAAATAGCCCTGAAACGCTTGAACGAAGCATACAAGCTGGGCGAGCTATTTGCCGACATGCAGGTGCTTTCTTTTGTTCGACCCGCTATGGCAAACCGCAAAGACCTAAGTGGAATTCAAAAAACCAGTATCGATGATGCCGACAAGGGAATTGGTGATGCTGATTGGAAAAAGCGCATGGAGAGTCCGAAGGAACAGTTGAAAGCGCTGACGATTAATCTATCGGAGATCGGAATAACCATTGGTAGCGTGCTGCTACCTGCTCTTGTCGACGTTACCCGAGCAGTCCTACCGGTAATGCAGTCATTCGCCACCTGGGCAGCTGAGAACCCTGGACTCATTAAAGGCGTCATTGGCCTGGTCGGCGGTCTTCTGCTCAGCAAGCTGGCCTTCATCGGTGTTGCCTATGGGGCCAACCTGGTGCTGTCGCCTTTCGTGGCTATATCCACGACTATCAAAACCCTCTCTGCGAAGTGGACCTTACTGCGTGCCATGTGGCAAATGGGCAAGTTCACACCATTGATCACCGGCCTATCCCGTGTTGGTCGCGGCTTGGTGACTGTTGTCAGATTCAGCGGGCTCTTTTTGCGTGGCCTGACTATGGCCCTGGGTGCACCGCTGTTGTTGGCCGCACGCGGAGCGCTGGCCCTGGGCAAAGTCCTGGGAAGTACGTTGTTGTTTGGTCTGAAGCTGGTTGGTCAGACTGTGCTATGGCTTGGTCGAGCCCTGCTGATGAATCCCATCGGCTTGCTCGTTACGGGGATCGCTCTATCGGCCTACCTGATCTATCGCTATTGGGAACCCATCAAAAGGTTCTTCGTGGGGCTCTGGGGTGAGATCAAGGCCGGCTTCAGCGGTGGCCTGGGTGGCATCGTCGGATTGATCGCCAACTTCTCTCCGCTGGGCCTTTTCTACAGGGCCTTTGCCGGAGTCATGAGCTACTTCGGCGTTGAGCTGCCCGGCAAGTTCAGCGAGTTCGGCGGCATGATTGTCACCGGCCTGATCAACGGCATTCGCAACATGGCCAGCTCGCTGAAAGAAAGCGTGATCGGTGTCGGCTCGTCGGTGAAAGGCTGGTTCACTGAGACGCTTGGTATCCAATCGCCGAGCCGCGTATTCATGGGCTACGGGGCCAACATCAGCGAAGGCGCCGCCATCGGCATCAGTGCCCAGGCCAGCCTGGTGCGTAAGGCGGCGCTTGGCATGGCGGCGCAATCGGGTGTCGACCTCGCACCGCCGAACCCGGTCGACGTCTCCAGGGCGAGCATGATGGGCAATGGTGGCGGCACAACTCCTGGTGCTGCTCCAGCTGCAGGCGGTCAACCCGTCTTCAACTTCTCTCCGCAAATTACCGTGCCAGGTGGCCCTGGTGTACGCGATCAGGTCGGGCAGGCGCTGCAGGCGAGCTATCCCGAGTTTCTACGGATGATGGAGCGCTATATGCACGACAAGCGCCGCCTGAGCTACGGCTCGGGTGACGGAGGGATAGCCTGATGTTTGCCATCCTGGGCGAGATCGAATTCACCGTTGCCGGTGGTATCAGCGGTATGGAGCAAAGTGGATCGGCCGATTGGGCGGAGCATGCCCGTATCCAGGGCAAGCCGTTGCTGGAGTGGATCGGCGAAGGGCTGGACGAATGCAGTCTGACCATCGAGCTGCATCCTGTCCTGGGCGACCCCGAGGCGCGCTTGCGGGCATTGCGCCAGGCCAAGGCCAAGCATGAGCCCCTGGCGTTCGTGATGGGCTCCGGCGAGTACCTGGGCGCCTATGTCATCACCAACATAGGCAACACCGTCCGCCGTGCGACGGCAACGGGTCAGATTCAGTCTGCGGTGGTGCAACTGAACCTGAAGGAGTACACCGGGGCTTTCACGCGCAAGGTGACTCGCTCCGGGCTGTTCGATACGGCGTTGAACGGTACGTCAGCTGCTGCTGCAGGATCGCCCGGACTTATCTCACGGCTGATGCCTGCCCCCAGCACCGTGCAAGCGGTGATCGGCCATGCCAAGACGGCCGGCAACATGCTGAAGGCTGGCCAGAACCTGTACGAGACGGTCAAGAGTGGTAACGCCTCGATGATCCTAGGCCAGGTGCCCCAACTGCTGGGTGTCACTGCCAGGGCCATCGAGCCGTTACAGGGGTTGACTGCAGCTGCGGGCCTGCTCGATGACGGCGCGGATCTGTCGCGCCTCGGGGAAGACGTGCTGAGCAGTGTGATGGGGGCTCGATCCGCGCTCGATCCAGTAGATCTGGGCAACATCGTTGACCGGTTCACTGCGTCCCGTCAGTCGCTTGACCAGGCCCTCACCACCATGGACGGTGCCAGTACCCGCTTGGCGGGCCTTGCTGCAGAAGTTCTGACGAGGAAAGCCTGATGTTTCTGACCCATGTCACGACCGAGGGTGAACGCTGGGACCAGTTGGCTTGGCGGTACTACGGCGATGCTCATCGGTATTTGCCAATCGTTCAGGCCAACATGCATGTACCGATCACCGGAGCCTTGCCGGCCGGGTTGACCCTGGCCATTCCGGTCCTAGAGCCAGTGGCCACGACTGAGGATCTGCCGCCATGGATGCGATGATTCCCGAGCAGGTGCCCGAGGCGCGCTTCGTCCTGACCTACCAGCAACGCAATATCACCCGAAACATCAGCGAACACCTCTTGTCACTGACCTACCAGGACTTCTTGTCAGGCCTGGCCGACAGCCTGGATGTCGAGCTGGAGGACGCCGAAGGCAAATGGCGCGATGCCTGGTATCCAGGAAAGGGCGATAGCCTGGCGCTGTCCATTGGTTGGGAGGGGCAGCCACTGCGCACGGTGGGCCGGTTTGAGATCGATGGGGTCGAACTGCGAGGCCCGCCGTTTACGATCACCATCCGGGCTCTTGGCACAGGCATCAACAGCCCGTTGCGCACGCCTGAACACAAGGCCTACGAAAATACGACCCTGGACGCGGTAGCCAAGCAGATCGCCACCCGCCAGGGGTTGGAGCTGATTGGCAGTATCGAACCGATCAAGCTCGACCGGCTGACACAACAGGAGTCGGACCTGGTGTTCCTGCGCAACCTGGCGGGCGAGTACGACTATGCGTTCAAGGTGACCGGCAAGCGCATGGTGTTCCATGCCATCAGCGAACTGGTCAAGGGCGTGCCGGTGGCGTCCCTGGTGCTGGGAGACCTGAGCAACATCAATCTTCGCGATCAGATCCGGGAAGTACCGAAAGCCGTTGAGGTCAAGCACAAGGAGCCGGCGACCAAAAAGCTGATCTCGTACACCATCAACAATCAAGGTGAAACAGTCGCAGTGCCGAGCAGCTCCAGTAAAGCCACGACCAGCGGCGACACCAAGAAGAAGCGCAAGCGCAGTGCCTCGGCCGAAGAGGCCAAGGCGAAAGCCAAGGCCGAGCTGGCCAAGGCCAACCGGGAACGCACAACAGGCGCCTGGACCGCCATGGGCCGACCCAACCTGGTCAGTGGCAACATCGTCACGCTAGCAGCCGCTGGCATGCTCGGTGGCAACTACCTGATCACGTCAGCGCGACATGAAATGACCCGTAGCGGTGGATACACCGTCGATCTTGAGTCTTGCCGCGTCTCGGCGCCCTCGATCTCGATGACCCAGGACAGCACCAAGCCCGACCTAGCGCTGTCGACCTACGGTATTCAGCAAGAGGTGGTCGCCTGATGGGTGTTCAACTGGAGTACGGCGAAGTCAGCGCCGTGGATTACATGACCTGTCGCATCCGGGTGCGCCTGGATGATCGTGACGGCGTTGAGAGCTATTGGCTCAACGTGCCCCAGCGCAACACCCAGGGCACGCAGCGCCGGCCATTGATGCCGGAGCTGAATGAGCAGGTTGCGGTGCTACTGGACTCTGACGGCGTAGGGGGCGTGTACCTGGGCGGGATCTATTCGACAGCTGAGCCGCCGCCTGTGGTCGACCAGGACACAGACTATGTGCGGTTCAGTGATGGGACCGTCTCCACCTACGACCGTGCGGCTGGGGTGATGACGTTGGATTGCGTAGGGGCGTTGCTGGTGAAGTGCGGTCGGAACATTACAGTCGAAGCTGGTGAGCCGGTGGTGGTGAAGGCGCCGTCAGCAACTCTGGATGTCCCGCAGGTCACCTTGAATGGCAACCTGCAGGTAAATGGCGACGTGGTTGTGAGTGGCAACGTCAATGCGACAGGGACTATTCTGGATGTCGGTGGCAATTCGAACCACCACAGCCACTAGTTAGAGGTCTCGACGCTTGGCTTCAGGGGTTAGGGCGCGAATTGCTTCTAACTCCTTTTCTTCGGTGATGCAGTAACGAACTGCCATGTTCAGCAAGCTGAAAAGCGCTAGTGCAACGTCAGGAGTGTCATTGAGGTTGACTGTTCCAGGATGAACAGACTCATTACCGAAAATCCGAATGGTATCAAAGGCCTTCAAAACTCTACTGGGTAAGCCCTTTTCTACAAGCTCGCCAATTTGCTTGTGAATGTCACCTTTCTTACCGAGAAGCTCGTGGCAGAGCTTTTGCACACAAAGTCTTAATAAAGCTGCCGCTGCACGTGGTGAATGGTTAAAAACCTGCCTTGCCTCCTCGTAATCGACCTGTATATCCGGAGGCATGTCAGCTTCCGCTGCTGGTGCTACCGACATGAGTGGATAGATAATTTTTCCTTGTTGATGACGACTGAAAAGGGTGCTGTATTCCCCAGTCGGAACCCAAAAAGCGAACTCTCCGCATGTGCATCTAGACGTATAGATTAAGGGGGCTTGATTGACGCACATCGCATTCCAACCCATATGCGATAACGCTGAACAATGGGGGCATGTAAAAAGGTCTTTGTAGAATTCAGGAGCTATGTAGCTCATTGCGTTTCCCTCGATGTTTTTAATGACTATAGAGAAAAGAGCTGAGTCATTCTCTCTTTAAACTCGATTAAAAGCCGATGCCATCCGGTTTCCGCATTATTGGCGCATGACGACGCCCACTCCTTACACCAGTATCACCGCCGCCCACTGGCAGCCCGCCCTCGGTACATCCGGGGAGGTTGTCGAGGGCCTGCGCGATATCGACCAGTCCATTCGCACCATCCTCACCACGCCCAAGGGCGCCGATGCTCATCGGCCGGACTTCGGCAGCAACCTGCATTTGTATATCGACTGGCCTGTTAACCGAGTGACGCCGCACCTGGTGCGGGAAACAGTCGATGCTCTTCGTCGTTGGGAAACCCGTATTTCGGTCGTGCAGGTGCAGGTGCTGATTGAAGAGTCGCAGATCAGGGTGCGGGTACAGTGGCGCGTTGCGGATGGTGTCACCCAGCTGACCGAGGTGCCCTATGCGCGAGCTGCCTAAACCCGTCTTTGTCGATATCGATCCGGCCGCGACCGAAGCCGCCCTGATTGCCCGCTATGAGGCCAAGTCGGGGAAAACCCTGTATCCCGCCCAGGTCGAGCGGCTCTTTATTGATCTGATTGCCTACGCCAAGACACTTTCGGATATGGCCATTCAAAATGCTGGCGAGCAGTCCCTGGTGCGTTTCGCAACTGCACCCATTCTTGACTACCTGGGCGAACTGGTCGCGACCCCCAGGCTGTTGGCCGCCCCAGCACGTTGCCCGATCCGCTTCAATATGCCGACCGCAGTTCAGCAGCCGCTGCTGATACCGGCCGGCACTCGGGTCAGCACCCAGGACGCCAAGATCACTTTCCTGACTGACCAGGATGCAACAATTCCCACAGGTCAAACACAGGTAGGCACCACGGCGACTTGTCTTGCGGCCGGGGCGGTTGGCAACGGTTGGGCCGTTGGCCAGATCAGCAGCATCGGTAACTCACCTGCAGCGGGCTTGATAGCGACCAACACTGGCGTCACCGCCGACGGTGCCGAGGATGAAGATGATGACCGCTACCGCGAGCGGATCATCCTGGCCCCTGAAGCCTTCAGCAATGCCGGCAGTCGTGGCGCATATCGCTACCATGCCTTGGCTGTACATCAGTCGATCATCGATGTCGCCGTGCATGGGCCGGACGAAGGTCAATTAGATGGCCATGTAGCTTTGTTCCCGCTTACCAACACCGGCCTGCCTACGGACGATCTGCTGCAGCAGATCAAAAGCCAGATCACCGGTGAAAAGCTGCGTCCGCTATGCGACACCGTGCACGCCCTTGCACCTACCGAGGTGACCTACTCGATCAAGGCGCGCCTGACCTTCTACGCAACAGCAGATCGAGCAGAGGCGATGAAGGCGGCCAGGGCCGCCGCCGAGGCGTATGCGGTTGAACGCCGTGCGGGGCTCGGCCGTGATCTTGTCCAGGAACAAATAACAGCACTGCTGCAGGTGAATGGCGTTTATCGCGCTGAGCTGGAGTTACCCAGCGCCTGGCGCGAGCTGCTGAGTAATGAGTGGGCGAATTGCACATCGGTCCTGCTGGAGGATGCTGGGGTGGCGTATGGCTGAGCAACAGCTACCGCCAGCCCTGGCTGGTGATGAGCGCTTCGCGTTGCTCTGCGAGCTGCTCAACGAGACGTTTGACAGCCTCGATATCAACGCGATGTTGGTTTACCTGGTCGACCTCGTGAAACCGCAGCTGCTGCCTGTACTTGCCGATCAGTTCTCCCTCATCGATGAGGCCGCCTGGTTGCTGGCCGAGTCTGATGATGCCAAGCGCAATCTGATCAAGAGTTCGGCCGAGCTGCACCGATACAAAGGAACGCCCTGGGCAATCCGTGAAGTCATCCGCTTGCTGGGCTTCGGCGAGGTGACGATCCAGGAGGGGCTGAACAACCAAATCCGCAACGGTTCGATCACTCGCGATGGCAACCACGTCCACGGCGACCCGTCCGCTTGGGCGCTTTACCGAGTCTTTCTAAAACGCGTCATCACCAATGACCAGGCTGCGCTCGTGCGCCGCCTTCTTCTTTCCGTCGCCCCTGCGCGCTGCCGCCTGGTGTCTCTCGACTATCAGGAAGTCGCGATCCGGCACAACGGCGTTGCACGTCGCGACGGTCAATACAACCGTGGGAGCAGCTAATGGCCGATCTACCTGAACCGATTGAATGGACGCCCGGCGTCTATCAGCTCGAAACCTCTGATCCTGTCCTCGGTGGCCCCGAGGGCATCGATAACCTGCAGGCCAAGCAACTGGCGAGCCGTACACAGTGGCTCAAGGACCAGATCGAGAAGGTCATCAATGGCGCGACCGCCATTGGCAAGGCCGTACAGTTGGCAACGGCCCGAACATTCACGCTCTCGGGAGCAGTCACTGGCAGCGCGGCTTTTGACGGCACCGCAAATGCCAACATTGTCGTGACGCTGGCCAACAGTGGCGTCTCTGCCGGCACGTATCCGAAAGTCCAGGTCAACGTAAAAGGCCTAGTAACGGGTGGTGCGGCTCTCAACGCCTTGGATATACCGGACCTCGATTGGTCCAAGATCACCAGCGGCAAGCCAACCACACTGGAAGGCTATGGCATCACAGGTGGTTCTTTTACCGAAAACGTCAGAATGGTCGGTGCCAGAAGCGTGGACGTGATGGCATCAGCCACAACATCATGGGCTGGCGGATTACACGTCCGTACACTCTCGGGCGCTGATATTCTCGGCGGGTTTGGCGCCTGGGGTAACAATGACTCCGTGAACTGCCTTTATATGGGGCTCAGTAGCGCCCCTTGGAATTTTGGCTACGGCGTGCGTGTCCAGGCTGATGGTGTCTACATCTCTGGTCCGCTGACCGCCAACGGTGGCGGGTTGACCAACGTGCCTTGGGGCAGTGTGGTCGGAACGCCAAACAGCCTTGGTGGGTATGGGGTCAGCTTCGCCAGTCAGTCGGAGGCTGAAACTGGTGCCGATACCAACAAGCCCATGAACGCGTTACGCGTGTTCCAGGCTATTACCGCCAAAGTCATTCAGGCGACTGAGAGCCTGCTGGGCATTGCGCGTATCGCTACACAGACTCTGGTCAATGCTGGTACCGATGACACGACTATCGTAACCCCCAAAAAGCTGCGCATGGGGGTCTCGATGTTACTCGGTTCGACCGGGTACATCGCGCTTCCGGTATGGCTGGGCGGCTTAATTTTCCAGTGGGGAATTGCCACGGGAGTTCCCCAAGCGACAGCAACAGCCGGATCTCAGGGACCGACGCGAGACATCTCGCTGCCTATCGCATTCCCGACGAACCCGCTTCGCATTCTGGCTTCGATGCATTTTTCAACAATGACCACACCCGCTGCGTTTGCACCAGGTGCGATCTTCCTTTCTTCGTCGCAGATTCGAGTTCAGAACAATTACACAGCATCGGCCGGCGATATCGCCTGGTTCGCGGTTGGCTGCTAGGAGGCTTCATGGCTATCTATTATCACTTTGCGTCTCGCAGCTTCTTGGACACTGCTACCTATGCGGCCAAGAGCATCCCGTCTGATGCCATTGAGATCACCAAAGAGGAACGGGTAATGCTTTTGACCGGGGAAGCGAGCGGCCAATCCATTGTGCTCAACGATCAGGGACGGCCAGTACTGGTCGAACCAACACCTGATCCCGAGGCGATAGCGAACCAAGAGCGTTTCTGGCGAGACGCGGAACTCGACAGCGTGAAGTGGTTGCGGGAGCGGCACCGTGACGAGCTTGAGCTGGCCATCCAAACCAGTCTGACCGCTGCTCAATACAGCGAGTTGCTTGCATATGTGCAACTGCTACGAGACTGGCCACAGTCACCCAATTTCCCTAGCCAGGAATACCGACCTACGGAACCAGGGTGGATTGCAGAGCAAGAGAGCGAATAA